TGTCGTGTTGTTAATCGTTCTCTGGATCATCTCGCTCCTTTACCCCGGCAAACCCAGCAGTCGCCGGTCGAATGTGCTCGCTGTTTGTATTATCTTTATCTTGCGCGGGAAGTATGATTCCGTGAGAGCATCGAGATTATCAGGCGATCTTCCCAGTCGTTCTTTTATCTTGTCCTTCTCCTCGATGAATATGCTGCCATTGCTCTTTAACCCCCATTTTGGCTCGCAGAGTTCCTGCACGAGATCATCATTCGGCGGCAATGCTAACGGCTCACGGAAAGCATCAAAAGCCGGATCGAGCGCATCCCTGACAGCCCAATGGCAGTAAGCCCGCATATTAAAAAACGTTCGCAACCCCGTAAAATCCTTTTTACCCTTCGCACTTTCCGAGCCTTTCGCGCTCGTAACCGATTCCTTTGCAATGGCACCCGCCTTTTCAAGTTCACTAAGCCGACTATATACACCTGCTCCTTCACCGATAGTATCGATGAAAGCATGGCCACCGGGATTAATTCTTAGTATATTTTTCACCCTTCCGACAGTCTCCATATGATCGGATTTGGCATAATTCTTTATTTTTTGCACAATGGTCTCGTAACGATAAACTAGTGCCGTCTTGTCGGCACCCATGCCAGCGACATCGACACCGAGGCTCAGTTTATCGCCTTCTTTCGGTGTTCCGTTACGCTCATGCCACCGCTCTATTGCAAGCTGTACCCATGAATACGGAATTAACTGATCTTCTGACTCTCTGGGCGGCTCCCCTATTACCATGACGAGAAACAGATCGCCGGGGCGATACCATTGGCCTTCCCATTGAAAATCATATAGTTCCGATTTAGCTTCACCGGAATCTATTGCTGATACCATGCCGGGTTTTTGTATTAATCCGTCTACCCAATTCCAATCAACTTGGCCGGGAATAATGACTTTTTTTGCCTTGACATTTGGGGCCTCGAGACAATTCAGCCTGAATGATTTATAGCGTGGGTCTTTAATGCTCCTGAATGCCTCGCCATGAGTACGTATGGGGTTAAACACTATCAATAACCGTGAATTCCCAGGAAGTATTTTCTCAATATTGTCGAACGTACGGTCATCAATACCGGAAGCTTCCGTGACAACAACCATGAGATTAGGGGAATGATACCCTGTCCATGTTTCATCTCGTGTATCGGATGCTTTAAATGCTATGAGATATCGTTCCGGCTCGTCGTCAAACTTTATGTAGTTCTGCAATAGCCGTCCCCCCAGCTCTATGCGGGCCCCGTTTCTGATACGCGCTATTTCGGTCATCATGATTGCCTCTACCTGCCGCCCCGTGGGTGCTGTGTTGACAACCTTCGAGGGCCGCTCTAGATGCAACCAGCAATTCGACACAACCGCGGCCACAAAATCCTTTCCCCGGGCATTACCCGAGCGCACAGAAACCCGCGGCTCATGCTGTACGGTTCGCACAATGCGTTTCTGATCGATGTCAAGCATTATATTCAGGACTATCTCAGAATAATATACCCAATCATCGTGTGACCGTTTCCAGACCTCGCGCATTTCAGGTGATATCCGTGGTCGTTCAGTCGCCATTCTCTTTCTCTTTTGCAATTGCCTTTTCAAGCGAATCCCATGAGCTGATATTAAGGTTCCCCTTAATTTCTTGCTTATCTGTTTGGTCAAGTATATTCTTACCAAGCCATATTAACATCACGGGATTCCCCGCCATAGCGACTTCCCATTGTTTCCGCCTTAAAGATGATTTGCCGGAGCCCTTTTTTTGTTTAAAATACTCCGAAAAACCAACACGATAACGCTCTTTTATATTCCGGTTCAGAGTGTCATAGTCAACACCAAGTGCATGAGCTATTTCTTCACCAGTGCATTGTATCTCGCATAGAATGTCTATTAGTTCAAAGTCTATCTCTTTTCTCGGTCTGCCACCTTTATTTGTTTTCATTATACTGCCCTCCTCTGATATACTATTTCAAGTGTATCATTATTACCCCGTTCGCTTAACACTTTTAGATTTTCACATACAAGTTTATAATATTCTATTTCTTTTTCTGTAGGTTTTCTCCTACATACCCATTTATCAAAGGGAATTATTTTTGACAATAATATCTTTGCATGTTCTTTACAAGACACTGTCCCGCTTGCTTTATTTGTGAGATATTCTTTAAATCTTTTTATCAAATATCTCTCTATTTCGAAAGCATCAGACTCGTCATTTGTTTCATAAAACATAACAATTTGGGGACTTGCTCCTGTTTTTAATATTTCTATGATTCGACCACCCTTTACCCAATTAATGCTAACACCATTTCTTGCATTTCTTTCATGCATTAATGCCCGTTTTCCCTTCCCTTTTCCTATATAGAATATTTCATTATTACGAGGGTCTATTAACATATAGACATAATATATTTTTATTAATTCCGATAGTTCTCTCAATCTATACCCGGCACGTATCGCCGCCTGCGTTGCATTCAGGTCAACTATATACTCCTGGCAAAATCTCCTTTGCTTGTCTGCGAGTTTCTTATTCATTCAAATCACCTTCATTTCCTTAGCACAAACAGGCTCACATAGATTATGATGCCTGCTGCTATCGTGTAAAAGATTAATTGGCTATTGCTCTGTAACCATGCTTTCATTGTCATACTCCCTTCTCAAAGTCTTCAATTACTATTCTCTCTATACGTGGAGACCACCGCACTGCCTTACCGCCACGCTTCACCTTGATGCGTCGCCAGCCCCATATCTCCAAGTGCCCGCCCGGTGTCGAAAGCCAATCGATACATGCCTGGGAGTTTTCTTCCCGTAGCTTTGTTCGGTGCGCTGCGAAAGACTGTCCACACGCTTGAATACCGACGAACCCGCGTTCGGGATCCAAAACAAGGATATCAACTATGCCAAAAAGGTCTTGCCTGATACCGTGCTCACCGACATAGGCGTTCCACTTCTCGACCACAGCACAGATATTGCCCTGTTCCCGCAGGTACCGCATTGTCCGTTGTACGGGGGATAGTCCTTTACTCATTTCTCCACCTCCTCACTCATGTCTGTAATTATTTTCACCGCCTTTACCTTGTCGTTTTCCTTTTGGGTCGCCTTTAATATTGTTTCCTTAAAATTATCAATTACCCACTGTACGCTGCCACCCCTTATCGCAAGCACCATTGTTCCATTGTCAACCGTTACTATTCTCAGCGGTTCGATGAAGCATTTATATGATTCCTGATTCAATTCGTTTTTTAATTGTGCTTTCGCCGGTTCCCATGATTCCCACATTTGAGCGTCGGCATGATCGAATCCCATAGTGTCATATTTATCATACATTTCCTGATCGCTGTGTTTCATGAGTACAAGAGCACGACTATCGCCATTATCACTTGGATTTATTCCGTCTCTTCGTAACCAGCTACGCAAAGTCATATTATGGTTCTTGTATTTTTTCTGATATCCCATCGATCCGATATATTCATCGAGCCGTTGGATGTAATCCCCAATCGTTTCTTTTCCGTAATCAATGATTAACTTTTCATGTTCGTCGTTAGTCAGTAAAACATTTCCCAAAAATTTATTTTTAGGGGGCGTGTCCTTTTCTTTATTACTTTCTTTTCTTTTACTTTCCTTTACTTTACTTTGTGTATTAATTGAAGGCATTAATTGAATTAATGTTACATTTTCCGAATTAATGTAGTCATTAATAGGTATTAATGTGTAGGCTGTGCAAAATTTGACCACTTTTCGCCTCGAACACGCTAGTAAATACCTCTTTTGAATCTCCTTTGATGTAAGAATTCCGTACTTTTTGTATACATTAATGTCGAATAACCCCTCATTAATGCAGTCATTAATTACATTATTGACGACATTAATAGGTATTAATGTTCTCCCCGCAAATAGTATTTGCTCGTGTTCTCCCCATCGATAGTAGTACCCTTTTTGGTAAATCCGCATGAGTATTTTAATGATTACCGAGAAGGCAATTGGCCCATGTTTGGCCTCGACAAAAACTATCTTATCATTGTGGTCCATGTCCACATCGAGGGAAAAATAGTCAAGCCCACCTTTTAGCGGCGCACCCACATTCGAGCTCATTCCTGGTCTGCCTCGCATTTTCTTATTGCTGCCCGTAACCGTTCGGCATTGAATATATCCAGGAGCATGTCCGGAAGTTTGTGCCGCTGTACATACCCATGCAGCCAGATCACGTTCTTGCCTTCGATTGAATCCAGGGAGATAATTTTTGGAGCGGCTTCTTCCGGTTCTGCATCGGGAACAATGGGAATTACAGTATCCGGCATATGTTTGATAATGACATCCAAGGCATCGTGATCAGATACGCCGATTAAGTTCTCAGCCGGACCCGGTACTACCGGTTTCGGTGCCGGTTTCCTCGTTATTCTTCTTGTGGTTGTTCTTGCTCGTGCCATGATGTTATTCCTTTCTTCGATATTGGTTAGTTAATCTACACACACTATTTGCTGACCAGCTTGCGCTTCTCTTGGCCTTCACACCCTCCCTGTCAAGTTGTTCACCAACTTCACAGCATGTCATACCCTGTTCCCTCATTCTCGACATACGGGCAAGTATCGCCTGCTCTTGATCGTCCGGCACCAGAATATTGCGATAGCCGTAGGGTGTCCGGTAGTCAATATGAACTTGTTCCATATCCGCCCGTATCCGTTCCTCAAAACGATGAAACACTGCATGCCACTCGTCAATAAATCGCTGCGTTTCCGCCTCTGTCTTACGAATGAAAGGTATGGAGAGCCATGTAGGTATATCATACTTAATACAGAACGCCCGTATCGGTGTATTGTCATTGTCGGAAGCATGACTGCTGTGCGTTTTACATTGATCGCCCTGTATGTGCATCCGTATTTTATCGGCAGCGATGTCGAGTTGTTCTTCTCTGTCATAGGTTGCGACTTCACTCTGTCTCACTGCTTTTCCCCCTCGTGTATGTTGCCTATTATCTTGTGACAAATAACACTATCCGGCGAAAATACTACGGCTTTATGCCCCTTCTTTGTCCAGAACCAACCGGATGCAAGGTATCCCGTAGAACCAGAATAAACCTCTATTTCGCCATAATACAGGATGTAATGATCGTCTCGTATATCTCCATCAAAAACCCATTCTTCTCCCACCTTAATGCCAAGCTCGAAGGCATCGTGTTCAAGGTAATTTACTTGGTCATTTAGATACATGGCAATATCACGTCCAGTGTCGGTAATATATACTTTGTGATATATCCCAAGATGGGGATGTATACTCCCACCATTAAATCTCCACTCATACCCCACAATCCTGTACCCGCTTGGACTTGATTCATCCTTTTCCAGCAGGCGACTCATGCTTTCAGTCTGTGCCATCGTTTACCCCCTCGTAAAACGTATAGTCACATGGACAGTCAACTCTACCCGTGAGTGCTCTAACAAAAGCCAAGGGTGAAACATCAACTTCGATTAGCCTTTTGAAACCGCGCGTGGCTACCAAAATCTGTATTTTCTTATCACTCCCATACTCAATTCGTGTGATGCTTATTATACCCTTTTTTATTTCATCATGTGCCATCACTATCCTATCCACCGTCTCAGGTGGTTTAACCTCGTTGTCAACCATAACAAGCTCCTTATGCTCTGTGTTGGCATCTAACTTTTCGCCCAACTCCTTGAATTGCTTTGCGCTAAGACGTGGTGTAGCTTTAATCGGTCGTGCCATCGTTTAGCTCCCCATTGTCCCTAAAACTCTGACCGCTCATATATGAGCTTGTAAATGTGTGAGTATGTTTTTCCACAGTTGTCGCAAACAACTGTACGGCGTACCCGATTCCATGTAATAAGTTGAGGTGTACTCACAATGAGAAAATCTGAACCGCAGTCGGGACATTTATTCCTGTCCTTCATCGCCGGGAAAACAGTTCGCGCGATAACGGTCACTTTCGGGTTCTTACTCATCACTTACCTCGCTGTCTATACATCTTTGACACCGATTGTGGCCGTAACAATTATACACCAGGGATGTATTAAAAATATCACATCGGGCTATATCATGCCACGCGTGAAACCCCTGACAATCACCACATTTTTTTTCATCGTTATCATCGACGTCAATCTGCAAAACAACGTTACGTTGCATCACTCACTCCCTTTACAAAAGCCTCGACTATTGGATCGTTGTCTACAATCCCGTCTTTAGCGGCGATTATTTCACGGTCGTCTGCCAAAATAACAGCAATATCGAGATCGTTATAAACTTCTATATCAAGTGTTCTTTTAATATCCCGGTATGATATGTATACACCACCTTCCTTTGTCGCATCGATCTCTTCTGGTAAAATATCATAACATTCATACAGGAGAGCACATATGTTCTTAGCCTTAGTTTTACAGGCATCACTGGGAGGTTCAACGCCCTCGTCTATCCACCTTTCCCTTAAAACAAGGTTATCAATGGCCGTTGCCGTATCTTTCATAAATTTACTCCTTCTCTACCGCTATGACCTCACCCCACGGATTGCTTTCCCATGTGTGCTTTACTGCTGTATGTGCATAGCGGTGGTTGAACCAATATTCCAAACCGCATTTATATGTTTCCCACTTTTGCCCTAAATCATCAAGTATCCTTTTTCCCACACCCGTCAACGATGCTTCCTTTTCTGTTATGCTCTGCACCTCGCAAACCCGGATACCCGTAACATGAGGCCAATACAGTATTGCATCATGGGGCATACATTGGGAGGACTGCCATTTGAATTGACTTGCACATTGGAAGTATTTACATCCAACACATGAGTTGGAGTTATACTGGATAACTCCATTATTTATAAAACAGTATTTCCATCTCTCTCTCAGCCCTACTCGTGCGTTGAGGGGATAGGGGAGTTCAAAAATTGGGTAGTCTTGGTCAGCAGTCATTCCCAAATATGTATAACCATTGATTCCATCAGTAAAAACATCGTCGTCAATATACCCCTCCGGCGGCTGTTCAACCGGCACAAAAAACACCATGCTCTCGCCCTTTTCTAAACCGGCAAAGTACTTGGCCTGTTCGGTGTCGAGGTTATAGTAGTAGGTTTTCATCGTTTGCTCGCCCTTCCTATGCAAAATCCACTTAACCATATGAGCACACACGCAATCGAGATGTTTACCCAACCTAACATTGCTTTTCTCCTTGGTCGAGGTTATAGTAGTAGGTTTTCATCTGCCGCCCCCGTGCCGTTGTACTTCTCTCATCATTTCATTGTGCCATTCTTCTTCTGTTTGGCTGCCCTATACGTCCCCTAAAAAATCGTATATATTGTTCAATAATTCATCTAATTCCTCCAGATTCCATTCTTCGGTTTTCCCCCACCTATAATTTTCCTCAATTCCTGCCATTAACTCTTTCGCTTGTTCCTGTCTCGTTTTCTCTGCCATGTCCCTTACTCCTTTACCGGGGAGCTTCACCCCATATCTTAATTATCAGTTAGGGTTAGGGGCTTACTCCCCGGACAAATTGTACTCAGTTATTGACAAGTGGTGACAGGTTGTTTAAGTATAGCAGGCAGTCCTTAGCTTACTCAGTAAATGCGTTCGATGGTCTTTCCATCATCATTCATCAAAAATGCTTCACTTGTAACCGCGAATAAAAATTCTTCCGTCTCAGTCTTATATGCGGAAATAACTAACACAACAATATTGTCATCTGCTGGATAGTTGCCAGCCAACCGCAAATAATCATAATCTTTAACCTCTCCCCATTTTGTCATATAGGAAGTTACCCTTGTAAATCCATCATAGAATGTCCATTGCCTATGATTGATTTCATTTGTTGCAAGTTTTAAAATCATCTTTCTACCTTTCTGTCTTTCTGCCTGCCTGCTATTTATTATTCTTTTCAAATACCACATTTTCAAGTATCCGGGTTATGTTGTGTGCCTCTTCATTAATCTCATCCTGTGTTGTGAAACGGTATTCTGCAAGTTTTAACATCCTTGTCAACAAAAGCCCCTCGGTAACTTCATGAAAAGCGGATTTCTTTATTTCATGCTTTGTGGACATGGACTTGGTTTGGGTTTGCGAAAGATTTATTGTTGCCAGCCTTCCCATCATATTTGTAGTGCAATTAGCGACAGTCCCAATGGTTTCCTTTTAAGCCCAAAGAGCCTTATCCACTTCTTACACTCATGCTTAAATAACTTAAAGTCTGCCTTTGTTGTTTTAACTCTTTTCATTCATCTGCTCCTTGTTAAACACTCTAAAATACTGACAACGGCGACAGCTTCCACCGGTCTGATCTTTATTTTTACAACTATGGCACCAGTCTGTACATTCAACTATTGGGCGCACTGGTTTCGTAAGTAGCATTGTTGGGGGATTAAACATACACTCACCTATCATTGCATTTTCATCCTTTCTTGTATGTTCTTTGTTTAAATTAAGCATACTCGGTTTATCGATACAGCCATAACCGCCTTTCCCAAGACAATAATATCCACAGACAGGGCAACTTATATCATTTATATTATTCATTGCGTTCTCCTTTACCGGGGAGCTTCACCCCCATATCTTAATTATCAGGTTTAGGGCTTACTCCACAATTCTTTACTAAAATTGTGTCACCATAATCTGTAATAACAAGGTGGTCATTCAAGAAATACTCTTTCATGTAAACTTTACCTTGGATAAAAGAGACAATTCCTTCCCGCATAACTTCAAGTTCATCCCCCTCGAGTATTCTTGGGTAATCATTTATGTAACCGTCTTTCGGACAAACTGGGTTAAACCAATCTACCATCTGCATTTTTACTACATACCCACCGCAAAAACAAAATCCTTCAGGATACTTGAGAGGCAGTCTAAATACTCGACAGAAGTTATTTAATTCCGTTACCGTAAACTTATTCATCTATACCTCCTTTTTACAAGCCCCCGCCGTGTTCGGTCAGCTATGCCTCCGTAGACAGGGGCTTGCTCTCATGACCCTGATCGTAACACAGGGCTATATCCTTCTTAGGTTTTCCTCAACTTCGCCAAGGCAAACAAAAATACCATCGATGAGTATCTCTGCTTTTTCAACCAGTGCGGTCGGTTGGGGTCTATCCCCGGCATCATCGGCTCTTGCGGCTACACCAACAATCCTATTTGATACCTCATAAGACAGGCTCAAAAGAACTTCTGTCTTATTTAAGACCTCAGTTATACGGTCTACAATCCGTTCAATATTTTTTGCAGGGGTGAATCCCTCTTTGGGCGGGCAACAGATACTTTCGTTCATCTTTTCTCTCCTTTTGCCACGTCAAGTGTGTGCTCTGTCCTTATCGCTTTCGCCCTACACGCTTTGCACGGTGTATTCTCTGGCGTGTTGTCCTCTTTGGGCTTACCACATCGCTTACAGGTCATGGTTTGCCTTCTTTGTTCTTTGTTGAGGAAT